TCGTAAGCGTAATCTAGTCTAGAGATACCCTGAGGTGTGTTTGAACCTACATGTTTAGGGTCAACTACGAATGTCTCTGGGTCTTGACCTGTGATACCGGCTCCGAATTGAACTGTTAGGGTACCTTGTGAGTTAAATCTTGTAACAAATCGTCTATTTACTTTCTGTAATGTTAGAATATATGGTACGGTTGCTGCATCTGCTCCTGTATTAACTGTCTTATTAAAGACTGTGTCTTGAGCTAGGAAAGGAACTTCTGTCCAAATGTTACCGTTACTGTCGACAATATCAAGTATCCCGACGATGTTATCATCTTCAATATTAAATGTAGCAAACTTCTCTACAGAGTTAAATGTCTGTTGAACAGTTATAACTTCGCCAGAGAATGCTTTTACTTTCTTCTTTAATTGGAATGATGCAGGTGATCCTCCAACGGTAGATGCTACAGTTACTTCAGTAGGATCAGTTGAGGATTCAAATGCAAAATCTATCTCTCTATCAATAAAGAACTTTACTTGACCCTGTGTTGTAGATGTGAGCTGTGCATTAGCTGCTATGAGTAATGCTTGAGATGTATCAGGTGCTGATCCTGCGGTTGCAGCTACAGTGTGAGATACTTCTAACTCTACTTCGGATACAGAGGTTACCTTTGGAGAATATCCCATCATATATGCTAATGCATATAAGTTACCTGGTTCTTTAGCGTATTGTAAATATGTTTCCTGTAGCTGAGTATCTTGGTAGAATGATAAAATATCTCCAACGTAAGCAGCCATCTCCATAAACATCATGCCTGGTGATGTAGGAGAGAAGTCATTGTAAGTCTCAGGGAAGTAGTTTTTAGCATACTCTATGAGCTGTGCCCTAAAGTCGCCAAAATCTCTGTTAATGTATTTAATATCTCTGTCTTGAGCCATTATTGTTCAAAATTAATTACTACTTCATCCTCTATGTTAGTATTCTCTACCGCATAACTTATCGTGAAAGCTACTGTGTTGTAATCTGGATAAGCTATTAAACTTAGTTTTCTAATATCAACTGTTGGGAAGTAAACTCCCATATCCTCTCGGATAGTATCCTTAAGGTCTTCTATTACTTCTTCTTCAATTTGTTCAAAAAGTAGATTCCGTAATCGAGTTCCAAAAGTTGGATTCATATAACGTTCACCTACTCCTGTTAAAAAGAAGTTTATGATATTAGTTTTTATTGCCTCTTGACTGGTGTACGTTTGGTTAAAGACAGCAAGACCGCTGAAAGGTAATGATACCCCAACAGCTGTGCTTTTTTCAAAATCTATCGGACTTATCTTGCCAACGTTATACGCCATGTCTCTGTTTATCTTTCTCGTTAGAAGCTCTTAGTATCGCTCCTGCTTTTTTTGTAAAGTCTAATTGACTTAAATCCAATCCAGGTTGTGCTCCAGATGGAGATGCGCTAAAAGATCTTGCTTGAGTACTATCGTAAGAGATTGTTCTATCAAAATCTTCGTTAGTCATCGAAGCAGCAGTCTGGTTTAGCATTGCTGCAAGAGGGTTACTGCTGTTAAATAAAGGTTTCTTAGCTGCCGGTGCCTGTTCCTTAACCGTGTTAACGACTGGTTTACTATCCTGCAGTGTTTCGAGCTCTTCTTTAATAGCTTCTCTTACAGCTTCTTTAATTAATTTTTTTAAAGCGTCTACTTTCATAATAATAAATAGTTCTTTTATGGAAGTTGGTTATCTATTCTGAATTTAACTTCCTCAATCAGTACTTGTGTGTCAGAAGAGAATGAAGAAGGACCTTTTATCACTGCAATATTATTACGATTATAAGCTACTGCAAAGCGTTTTGGTGCAATAGGAGGTGATGATGGGTCGTTCTCGATTATAATTCTATATTCTTTATATTCTATTTCTAAAATACTTGCTTCAACATACTTAGATAGATTCGCCGGTGTTAGTTTATCAGTACATCCAGCTAAAAGTAGGTCTAAATTCTCAATCTTATCGATTGCAAGGTTAACTGCTTCTTTCAACTCCTTTGCTACTCTTTCAAAATCACAAATCTCATCTAAGACTGCTTTCATCTCTGCTCCGTACTCTTGAATTATCTTTAAGAGTGGGTAAAATGTAGCGGTAGGTTGCGGGAGAGGATTAAATGTTAGGTATAATTCTACTCCCTGGATGGCTAATACTGCAGCTTCTGCTGCTAATCTTACTTTTTCTGCAAACTCTTCAAAGCGGATTACTTTTCTCTGTACTTTCTTTAAGAAATTAAGGAGATTGTCTCGTTCTTTTAATATTCTCTCTAACTGCTCAGGTGTTGGACACCCTGACTCAAATTCTAATTCAAGTTCTCCAATACGTGCAAGCACTTTTCTTCGGATATTACTCTGAAGGGCTTGTAATTGTTTAATTGCGTAGGTAAATAAGTTAAATCTTCTACAAGCCATTACTTAATATATGTTTTAGATGATAAGATTGTAGATAACTTACTTGAGATTACTGCAGAAGATACTGTTAAATCAGCTCCTGCTAGTACTAAATCTGGGTTTGGTATAGATCCTCCTGCTTTAGTTAGGTTAGCCCCTACGCTAGATAGAAGGTCTACTACTTCTTCTAGGAGTTTTACTAGGTTATTACCTAAAACTGCCTGTTCTTTAGCATCTTTTCCTAGATTTATACGTGGACTCTCTAAAATTATAGTGGAATTCCCGTCTAAATTGATAGATTTACCTAATAACCCCACACTTTCAGCACTTGAGATAAGTGCATGATCTGTACGAGATCTCATGATAATCCTGTCAGAAACAAGGGCAATCTGGTTTCCTCCGTAAGATTCTTCGGAATTAGGGGCAGATTCGTAAGAGTTTCGTGGAAAATCTAGAGAAGCTAGTGGTAATTTATGTGTATTAGTGAGATATATAGAAGCTGCATCGCCATTTATATCTTCTGTAATGGTTTCATACCCATTTTCTGTCTGTATCTGTCCGTTAGCTATAATGATTATAGGGTGTCCGGTAGATTCTTTAGTAGTCCATAATGCATTTTCATTATAAACTCCGTTAAATCTTATAGATTGTCCATGTCTACCTTCTAAAAGTAGGTCTCCTTCAAAAGGATTTAATGGATTTATAGTAGATGCTTCAGTAAATTCCGCTCCTAATGTATACTCTCCTTCGTTTCTTGATGTATCTGGGTAGCTATTAATATGAGGATGGTTCCAGATCCCTACAATATCAGTATAGTATGTCTTTTTACTTGAAGGAGATTCGGATAATTGCTCAGAAGGTCCTTTTTCTAGTAAAACTATCTCATTTAGTACCGGGATCACCTTTACTTGACTACGTAAAGGGTACGCTACTGGTAATGTTTCTAAGCTTTCTTCAGATACATCTCTATCTATTGGACGGTATATTACTGCTCCCATTGCGTTCCAGCTTCCAAGCTCTTGGAAACGTGGGTGAGATGGCGATAATATTACATCAACAACTCTACCTAGTACTTTTTTAGGTACATTAGGTGTAGATCCTGTAAAGGATCCTGGAACACTTGTAAGGTCGTATCTGTACATTACTCTTGGGTAGGTTCTTTTTGAGATTTTTGATCCAACTCTCCAGTTAAATCATCCATTCCTTCAAGTATTTGAGCTAATTCTTCTGCTCCTAATTCAAATCCTGCGGCATCTCCTTTAGCTGCTGCATTCTCCATACGTTGAGCTACTGCTAACATATCGATTAGGTGCTTATCATTCTTAACACCGATCTCTAGGTAGGAAGCAATAAGCGGTACAATGATAGTTGCATCACCTATATTCTCAATTAGAGGTTTTAATTCTCCGATCAAAGAGTTGATTGTCTTCTCTTTCTTTCTAGAGTTATTATACACCTCTTCAAGTACATCTGAGAATGTTTTGTTCTTAAAAAGTGTCTTATCTAAACTCATACTGGTTTATTTATAAATATCTTAGTATGGCTTTGTGTCGATCATTCCAGTCTCGTAGTACTTATAGTAGATTTCGTAGAAGTGTTCCTTAAGTCTATTGATCACTTTAGTTAACTGAGGAGTCTCTTGACCAGTCATCTCTCTTATATAAATGTAAAGAGCTTTTTTCTTAAAGATTTCAATATCATTACGCTGTTGAAATATAGTTAATACAGCATCAGCAATCTTTCTTTCGTTCTCTTTAGGAAACATATGCTCTAATTCACTATACATCTCATTAACG